CTTATTTGGAAATCTAATTTGATAAATTTGTGATGGTGTTGCAAATAATGTTTCATTAATCAAACCAATTTGTTTTGTAGCACTATCACTATAAGCTTGTGATGTTTGATTTGAAGAGTACTGCCCACCGACTAAATTGAATACATTTATTTCACTGATAGATAAAATACCATTTAATGATTGTATTAATCTTTTTAATTCAGATATGTAAACATTTTCACCCATGTTCCTGTTTAAAGGACTAAAAAAGGTATCGACAGTATTAACTATATTGGTAACAACACTTCCTTGATTTTGTGTTGAATCTAATACCACACTAATCTCAAGTTTTAAATCAATAACCTCAGCACTTTCAACAGAAATATAATCATTAATCATTCGATAATTTGATAGATAATTTGAGATATTTGTTTTTAAACTACTTGATATATTTGAACTTAATTTACCTTCATCGTCAAAAGATAACATCTTAACTTTAATTTTATTATCTTCTTCAGTTATAGCAACTTTTGCCGGTGCCCCAAACTGTGATGGCATTTTTCTTAAAACCGCATTATAATCATTAATTGTTACCGCCCTGTTTTGAGAAGAAAAGTTAAATCCAATTAAGTTTCTAACTTCTTCAACAGTTGGAACGTTAGCCCCACCAATAGCCGCAGTAACATTTGTACAAGACATACTATTAATAACTGAACTATTGATTGATGGATTCGGTCCATTAACTGCAAAATTTATAGTACCTATCTGGTTAATAACACTTGTACCTAAATTAGTACCCAATCCACCACCAATTCTATATTGAACAAACAATGTCGTATTTGGATTAATTGTTGAACCTAATGATAAATTATTTGAATATTTAGATAAATCCAAGGGCGTTCCATTTATAGCGAACTCTCTTAATAGTTCATCCGTTGATTGACTTCCACCACCAAATGTTATTTTTAAAAATCCTTGTGGTGTATATTCAGTTATAAACTTATCACTCGTTTGAAGATACTTACCAACTTTTTTCCCAGCGGCACTCTGTGAACCTGTTGGGTCTTCAACAAATATCCTATCTTGTGCCAACGCATCAACCTCATACCATCTATTGTTTAGACCTAAAAATTCTTCAACAGACGGAACATTATTGTAGTTTAGTCCATCTTTTAATAAAACACTTGTAACCCCTAAAACATTTTTCTCAGGTAAAAACAATTCTAAAAATGGTCTTGACTCAGAGGTAGTAATAGTCTTTCTAAAAACTTTAGTAATACCATTAACTACTGGTTCTCTTTTAGTAATTCTATAGTTTATTGTTATCCCGTTCACATTTTGAATAGGTGTTTTAGTTCTATTTCTAAAACCTTCACTATTTGTTTCCTTTGAGAAATCTATGTCACCAGCAGTTTCAAAAACTTGTCCTGCTCCATATACTTGTGAACCTCGTCTTAATATTCCACAATATTTAATATTTTCTTGAGCCCCATCAGCAGGAACTACAATTGAGAAATCGACTAAAGCAACTGACGGTCTTTGACCAGGAATTTTAAGTCCATATGTTCTTGCAATGTTATATATTGACGAACTCTGTTGAGCGTATTGTAATACAGTTTCTTGAATACCTCTATCAATATGATAATGTAAATTATCTGTAACTGCAGCGTTAAGGTCTAAAAACACTGAGAAAACCGCAGCGTCATTAACATTTTGAACTAACTCAGGGTAATACGCTTTAACAAAATTTACTAACTCTTGTCTTATATTTTGAAAGTCCCTTGTCGTGTATGATATTTGTTTGTTTGCCATTTTATATATTAATTATTACAAAACTACTTGAGTTAAAGACATCATTTGTTATTTGATAGTCAATTCTTACTTTAGCAGTATATTCTTTAGTTGCCAATCCTGATATAGTTAATTGTGTGTTAACAACATTTCCTTCTGTAGTAACATACGCACCCGCTTCTTCAGATGATAGAGCGGTAACACTTATTGATGTTACTAATAAGTTAGGTATATATGTCTCGACAGAATCTTTTATTTCAGTTTCAATATCATTAAATGTTGGTCCGTCTAATGGTTCAAAAATATATTCATACAATCTTGTACCAAAATCAGGTAAAAAATATCTACTACCTTTTCGAGTTAATAATAAATGTATTAAATTATTTTTAATCTCATCACTAGGAGTTTCAGATAAGTTAAGATATTTCCCAGTTAAGGAATCACCAAAAGGAAAATTAATACCGTATGTTACACCATTACCCATATTTCATAAATAGTATGAAATTAAAAATCCCGACCTAGCTCGGGATAACACATCGGATTTTTTTTAAGAAGAACATCCAAAACAATCAAATTCACTGTTTTCAGGTTTGTCAGGTAGATTCATATAACTGTAATCAACCTTTGGTGGTTCAGGAGTTGCTTTTGGTTTGTTAATTTTTGATACGTCCATTGCCAAGTGTTTTGCTCCTGTTGAGATAGCTCTTGTTCTAACGTAATAACAAAGTGTCTTCAACCCTTTTTCCCATCCGTAGAAATGTGAAGATGAAATCTTTGACAATGTTGGGTTTGACATGTAGATATTCATTGATTGTGATTGGTCAATAAATGGTGCTCTATCAGCTGCCATCTCAATCAATTCTCTTTGTGAAATCTCCCAAATTGTTTTATATTTCTTAATTAAGTGTTCTGTTCTTTTAACTTTGAAGTTGTATCTCTTATCTTCTTGGTCAAGGTAGTTATTGAAATTAATATTTTGAATTGAACCTTCGTTCATGATAATTTCATTCTTTAAGTCTTCAGACCAAATTCCAATCTTTTCAAAATCACTAATCAAATACTTGTTAACAATCATAATCTCTCCACCAACTACACGTCTGTTAAAGATTGCTGAGTGAGCGGGTTCAGTCATTTCATATGAACCTGTAATCTTAGCGGAAGATGCTACAGGCATTTGAGCCGTAAATAATGAATTACAAACACCATACTTACTAACACTCTCTTTTAGAGTTGACCAAGACCATCTTCCTGATAACTCATCTTCGTTAAATCCCCACATATCAAATTGGAATACTCCTTTTGACATTGGCGACCCTTCAAAGTGAAAATATGGTTGATACTCGTCATTTATACACAATCTGTTACTTTCAGTAATTGCTGCAAAATAAATTGTTTCAAAGATTTCTTTGTTCAACTTACGAGCTTCCTCAGATGTGAAGATGTAATCCATCAAATAGAATACGTCCGCAAGTCCTTGAGTTCCAATAGCAATTGCTCTTTGGTCTAATCCACCCTTATGACCTTTTTCAGTTGAATAACTATTAATGTTAACTACTTTATTTAATGCTCTAACAACCTTACGGGTTTCATCATACAACCCTTTAAAATCAAACTCACCATCTTTTACATAGTTCTTTAACACCATAGATGAAAGAGTACAGATTGCTGTAGTTTTCTCGTCAGTATACTGGTAAATCTCATTACAAAGATTTGATTGTTTGATAACACCAATGTTCTGATGGTTTGTCTTTCTGTTAGCACTATCTTTAGAACATAGATATGGAACACCCGTTTCAACTTGTGATTCAATAATCTTATTCCAAATCTCCTGAGCCTTAACTTTCTTACCAAGACCCATACTTACAGCTAATTTATAATTTTCTTCGTATTCATCACCGTAACTTTCTTGTAATGGTTTGATACCCGCCTTAATTATATCGTTAGGACAGAACAAATACCAATCTTCGTTGTTCTTAACTGCGTTCATAAAATTATCAGGTATCCAAAGCGCTGTAAATAAATCACGAGCTCTTAATTCCTCAGCACCGGTGTTCTTTTTAATCTCCAATAGGTCAAAGATATCTTTATGCCAAGGTTCCAAGTAAATTGCTGCAGAACCAGGTCTACGTCCTTGTTGGTTAAAGAAACGGAGTGACTCATTAACAATCTTTAAATACTTTAAAAGTCCACCAGCATATCCACCTGAAGATGAAATACGACTCTCCTTACTACGAATGTTAGACATTGATAGTCCGATACCCGCAGCATCAGATGAGTAAGTTGAGATATCTCTCATGGTGTTTAACAAACCTTCTCTTGAATCCGAATCATTGTAATGAAGAACACAAGAAGCAAGTTGTGGAACTTTGGTACCAGCGTTAATCATAATTGGTGTTGCCGGTGATATTCTTTGTGTTGATAATGCGTGGTAATACTCAACCGCTTCCTCAAATGTATTAGTTACCCAAAGAGCGACTCTCATATACATGTGTTGTGGACGTTCAACCACTTTACCTCCTGACAACTTTAAAAGATACATTTCAGCAAGTGACCTCCAAGCAAAATAATCAAAATTATAATCATTATCGTGATTAATAATCTCATCAATTTTAGACGGTCCGTATGACTCAATAATTTTCATTAATTTTTCATTAATGATACCTTCACTATTTAACAAATTCATAGTATTTGAAAAACTTGGGTCAGTTTCCTTATGGTAAGATGAAATAGCAACTGATGAAGCTAATCTTGAGTAATCGTGATGACTACCTGTAAATGCCGCAGCAATTTCATAGATTAACTTATCTAATTCTTTCGTTGTAATAATACCTTCAGTCGGTACTGAAGTGATAACCTTGATAAAGATTTCATCGGAGTTGACACTCAACCCCTTTGAAGCTCTTTTAATACGGTTATAAATTTTCTGTGGATTAAATGACGAATCATCTCCACCTCTTTTTTTAATTTTAAGTGACATCATAGTTTAAAAAGATAGTAAATTAAAAATCGTCAGTAAAGGAGATGGTCTCATTTAACTTGGCCTTTTGATACTCAACGGTACGTGACTCAAAGAAATTACCCTTTGTTTCAACTGCGATTTGTTCCATGAATTTGAACGGTTGCTCAACATTAAATTGTTTTTTACATCCAAACTTTACTAATAATCCATCAACAACAAACTCAAGATATTGTTTCATCAAATTTGAATTCATACCGATAAGTGAAACTGGTAGTGATTCAGTAATAAACTCTTTTTCAATCTCTAATGCCGATAATAGAATTTCTTTAATTCTTTTCTCACTCGGTTTGTTTTCAATGTGATTGTTCAATAAATGGATTGCGAAGTCACAGTGTAGGTTTTCGTCTTTGAAAATTAAAGCGTTAGCATTACACAATCCTTGCATGATACCTCTTGATTTCAACCAAAAGATAGAACAGAATGAACCTGAAAAGAAGATACCCTCAACTGCCGCAAACGCAACCAATCTTTCTTGGAACGATGCGTTATCAATCCAATCCAAAGCCCATTTAGCTTTCTTTTGAACCGCTGGTAGGTTATCTAATGCTGTAAAACATTTGTTCTTTTCATCTTCATTTGACACGTAAGTATCAATAAGAAGAGAATACATTAGACTATGAATATTCTCCATAGCCAACTGAATACCATAGAAGAATTTTGCCTCAGGGTATTGTACTTCCCTATAGAAATTCTCTGCTAAGTTTTCATTTACGATACCATCTGATGCTGCAAAAAACGATAAAATATTTTTTACAAAATACTGTTCATTCTCTGATAAATTTTCCCAATCTCTTAGGTCACCGCTTAAATCAATTTCTTCTGCCGTCCAAAACGCCGCTTGATGCATCTTATAATATTCCCAAATATCGTTGTACTTGATTGGGAATATCACAAATCGGTTTGGATTCTCTTCTAATAATTTTTCCATATTTTAACTTATTCTATTTTAATAATTATACTGTTGTTTGTTTTCTTTTCTCCATAATTTCTTTAATTCTACTTCTATTTCTTTCTTCCTTCTGTTCTTCAAGTCCTAAGAATGTTGTAGTACTTTCTGTATCAATTTCTAACATTTCGTTATTAAACTTACAGTTTTCAAATACTACCCCGTCTTTACCAATTCTTGACTTCGTAATAGCAATAGTTGCAAGATTTAATTCTTTTTGTTGTAATGATTTTGCTACCGTAATGATAACGTGTCCTACCTGAGCTTTCTTAATTGAACCACCCATTTGGTCAGTTGTTACCACATCAGATGAAATAGAACTTCTATTACCCTGTGTTGCCGTCCAACCTGCAATATCCAATTCATGACACATAGATTCAAATGCTCTCATAACTGAACCCTCAGATTTCCATTCATCATCCATCATCTTTTCAGGTG